GGTCCATGGCTTTGTGGGAGCGACTGAGTGCCGCCCTGTGGCCTTTTTCGCTGTGATGGCCTACCAGTATGGGCTGGCCGAACGGTATGCCTTCAATGGCCGCGCCTGATGCCTTCCAGGCAGCGGTTGATTCATCCTCTGCCTTGTCCGCCAGGTCGAGATACCGCTGGCGCTTGTCTTCTTGCTTCTGTTCGTAGTGGTTCATTTCGCCTCCGTGGTGATTAAGCCGCCAGTCGTCCGCTATCCCTTGCTTCAGCAGCGTACATGCTCAGGGTCTTGTTGGGGGTGAAGCCTCTGTCTCGCTCGATGCCGAGTCCGTACCGCCCGCGATACCCTTCAATATCAGATCGGAGCGTGCTGCCCAGTTCAGGAAAGCCGTGGCCGAGATCCGCGAGCCCAAAAAAGATTTTGGTCTCAGGATCATACTCGGTGATCAGCCATGTGGATGCTCCGCAGGGATCGAAGAGCTTGAGCGGTGGCCGTGGATCGTGGCCGGTTTCGTTACGCTCGTTGTGGTTCTTGATGAGCATAAGCTCGATGGGTTTGGTCAGTAACTTCATTTCGCCTCCTTGTTGGTTTCGCCTCTTTCAACTGAAGTATGACACACCCGTTGGGGGTATGCAACAGATCGCCCGGCCCTAGCCCATGAGCCTGCCTTGGTGGTATGCTTTCGGGTGGCGCTGATAGCGATAGGCGTAATCTCTGCGATTTCCTATTTATTGGCGGCTCTTTTTTAATCAGCGAAGAGGTTATGCTAAAAAAAGACAAGGCCGAGCTACTTGAAGAACTGGAGCAGGCCAGGCTAAGGGCACTCACCTATTCGCAAGAGCTTGCGGATCTGATGAAGTACCGGCGCGTTGCGTTCCTGTTTCCAGAGACAGGGGCCTTGCGTCGAAGTGAATATGCAACGACAGTAGACTGGCTGAATGCGAGCGCTGATTTTCTGGAGAGCGTATTATTTGGCGGGAATAGGACGGGCAAGACCGAGGCCGGCGCATTTGCAGTTCAAATGCACGCAACCGGGAATTATCCAGACTGGTACACAGGTAGACGTTTCGCTGGAGCGACATCCGGCGTGGTAGCGGGGAAGGATGGTAAGACAGTTCGGGATACCGTGCAGCTAAAGCTACTCGGTTTTCCTGAGAAGGAAATGGGCACCGGGTTAATTCCACTGGAATGCCTGGTGCTGAGTGAGTGCAAGAAGGCGAGCGGCACGCCAAATCTGTATGAGACGCTGGTGGTTCAGCACGTGAGCGGCGAAAAGTCGATCATCAACCTGAAGTCATACAACCAGGGCCGCACGGAGTTTGAGGGCACGGCCAGGCACTATGTCTGGGAGGATGAAGAGGCGCCGATCGACATCCACCGCGAGAACGTGCAGCGGGTGTTTGATTACCAGGGGATTGTGTTCAACACCTACACGCCCCTGCAAGGCCAGACCGAGCTCACACGGGATCTGCGCAAGCGATCCCAGGACGAAGATGCTGGCGTCTACATGGCAACCTTGACGTGGGATAACGTGCCCCACATCACGCCAGCCATGATGAAAGCATTTGAGGGCCGCTACCCAGCGCATGAAATGAAGGCCCGGCGCTGGGGCATTCCGAAGATGGGGAGTGGTGCTATTTTTACGACAGATTTTGATGATGTTCTGAAGTGCCGGCCAGTCCGGATTCCCGCACACTGGCCGCGAGCTTTTGGCATGGATTTCGGCTGGTCGCCACATCCAACTGCTGCACTCTGGGGTGCCTGGGATCGTGAGAGCGACACCATTTATATCTACTCCGAGCATCGCATGAAGAAAGAGCTACCCAGTGTTCACGCCAATGCCATTATGATGCGTGGCAAATGGATCAAGGGTAACTCTGAAACGTCTGGCACCAATGCGTCTGATGGTAAGCGCATGATTCAGATTTATCGAGACCTGGGCTTGAACCTGGTCCCCGCCAAGAAAGACACCGAGGCCAACATCTACGAGGCCCGGCAACGGATTGAAACCGGGCGCCTGAAGGTTTTCGACACGCTGCCCATGTTCCGCGAAGAGTATGAGAGTTTTCACCGCAACGAGGGCAGGATTGTGAAAGAGTTTGATGATCTGGTTGATTGCCTGCTGTACATGCTGAGTAAAATGGAGACCTTTACCACCAAGCCAGTCAAGCGCCCTGGTGGATCCGTACAGCCGGTTGTATTCGGGGATGGGACGACAATATGAAGCCCGTGACTATAGGCGATGCAGTCTTGTACCTTGGCGACTGCCTTGAAATCCTGCCTACGCTTGACAGGGTTGATGCTGTGGTGACTGATCCGCCGTATGGGATTGCCGACAAATGGCAAGGAGGCCACAAACAAAGGTCTGGATGGGCGAACCAACACACCATGAAAGAAAAAAGAAATTCTTGGGACGCCAATCCTATAACAAGTGACACGGCTGAAAAGATTTTAAAATCAGGCAATCAGGCGATTATATGGGGCGGAAATCACTTTGAACTCCCACCGTCAAGGTCATGGTTGATCTGGTACAAAGGCACAAATCCAAACCTGAAACTTGGCGAAGCGGAGCTGGCATGGTCAAATCTTGACCAAGTGGTTCGGGTATTCAGGCACAAACGAAACAATCTAACCGGATCACTGGCAAATGTGCATCCAACTCAAAAACCAACAGCACTGATGGAGTGGTGTCTTGGATTTGTTGATGGAACCATCCTAGACCCATTCATGGGAAGCGGCGCAACCGGGGTGGCATGTGCAAACCTGGGACGCAAGTTTATCGGAATTGAGATAGAGGAAAAGTATTTTGACATAGCTTGTGAGCGTATCAGTGCGGCATATGCTCAAGGTAGGCTATTTGCATGAGACGCGCAGCAGCGAGCCAGCTTGAGGAAACACTTGCATTCCAAATGAAGGTAATCGGTTTACCAGTGCCAGTGCGTGAATACCGTTTCCACCCACCCAGACGGTGGAGATTCGACTTTGCATTTGAAGCGCAGCGAATTGCTGTGGAATGCGAAGGCGGAACATGGACGAACGGTAGGCACACACGCGGCACTGGATTTCAAAAGGATGCTGAAAAGTACAACCAGGCCGCACTGGATGGCTGGAAAGTGCTGCGATTCACTGGCGACATGATCAACAGCGGTGATGCGGTGAGTGTGATTGAGTCAGCTTTGCAAGGGCTGTCCATGACATCAGCCGCCGATAGTGGTATATTCTCTACAATCTGCGGGAGCTAGTGAGTGAATGGAAGACCTGACAACTTACAAAGACGGGCTATATTCATCCACACAGGAATCAGAAATCACCGCAATTGTTGGTGTGCTGGAAGACAAACGGGATAAGGCCGTTCAAGAGCGGCAAGACGTAGAGTCCCGCTGGCTGCGAGATCTTCAGCAATACGAAGGCAACACCATCGACCGCATGACCAAGGGTGACACTGATCGCCGTGGTGCCATTGCCAAAACCCCGCCGGTAGTCCACATCACCCGTACACGCACCCTGGCCATCGCCGCCCGCATTATCAACATGCTGGTGCCGAGCAATGAGCGGAGCTGGGACATTGAGGCCACACCCGTCCCACAGATGGCAGAGCGCTCGGAAGACAACACCCCGATTACAGACCCAAGGACCGGGCAGATCGCTATGGTTCCGGATCTGGAGAACGAACCAGGGCCCGAGCAGAACCCGATGGCGGTGCAGGACCCGAATATGCCGCCAGGCGGAATGCAACCACCAGGCCCACCCCAAGGAATGCCGCCAGGCATGGACCCAAACGGAATGGGACCCCCGGGAATGCAGCCTGGTCCAGCACCACAGCCGCCCATGCGGGCCGTTACCGTGGCGGATCTGGTGAAGATGGAGATCGAAGAGGCGGAGAAGCGAGCTGGGCGAATGCGCGAGCACATGGACGACCAGTTGACCGAATGCCGCTATAACGCGGAGCAGCGCAAGGTCATTGTCGATGGTTGCAGGCTGGGCACGGGTATCCTTGAGGGTCCGGTAGTGGGTGGGTCATACAAGAAAACCCGCAGTCGCCTGCCTGATGGCCAGTGGGTCACGCAGATGGCGGAAGAGTCTGTGCCTGAATTTGAGTGCATAGATCCCTGGTCTTTCTATCCGATAGCGGCCGAGCACATCACCCGCTGCGAAGGCGTTTTCATCGACAAGCCCAAAACGCGCCGTGAAATGCAGGAGCTGAAACTCTTGCCCGGCTTCGACAAAGAAATGATTGACGAGGTTTTGCGCGAAGAACCAGAGCAGAGCAAGCATTACGCGCAGTCAATGGTCTCTCGGGCCAACATCACGGGCGAAACCCAGCCCACTCACAATCGCTATACCGTGTGGAAGTTCACCGGCTCCCTGACCCGCGATGAACTGACATCCCTGGGTGTTGACGTTGATGCCGAGTTGGACATGGTGGACCCGATCATCGAGGCATGGTTTGTCAATACCCGCCTGATCAAGATCAAAAGACACGCACTGGAGGGCGCTTATCGCCTGCCTTACTACGTGTGGAATTACGAAGAGTCTGAAGTCACCATGTTTGGGTATGGGGTTCCGTACTTCATGCGCGACTCTGACCGGGTGATTCAAAGCACCTGGCACATGATCCTGCACAATGCAGCCATCAGCGCCGGGCCTCAGATCATTCGCAAGAAGGGCGCGATTATACCGGCTGATGGATCCGAGCAAATCACAGGCGGCGTTAAGCAGTGGTATCTTGATGATCCGGAGACGACGGTTAACGACGCGTTTGGCATGTTCCAGATCGACGCTCGCATTGATGAGCTTGTGGTGGTCCATGAACGAGCCCGGCAAAATGCTGATGAAGAGCTGGCTTTTCCCTTGCTGGCCCAGGGCGAGCCCACCGAGGCAGTACCCACCAGTTCCGGCATGGCCATGTTGCTGAACGCCACAAACGTCGTACAGCGCCGTATCGCACAAAGCTATGACGACGAGATCCTGGAGCCGTCGATCGCCGCATTGTACGACTACAACATGACCTATCTGGAGGATGAAGAAGCCAAGGGTGACATGACCATCAAGGCCATGGGCGCCACCAAGCTGGTGGTCAAGGACATGCAGGCGCAGCACCTGATGGTACTGGCCGACATCACGACAAACGACCGCTTTGCCCCGCTGATGAAGGATGCTGAGCTCCTGCGCCGGATCATCAAGAGCGCCGAAGTGGATCCGGATGATCTGATGAAGAGCGAAGACGAAATGCAGGGCCAGGGCCCAAGCCCGACCGAAGAAGCTGAACTGGCACTTCTTCAGGCCCGGGCCCAGAAGCTCCAGGCGGAAGCACAAAAGATGGGGGCGCCAGACGGCGACGGTGGCGAGACCGCGATGTACGAACTGCAATTCAAATACGACGATCTTGAAGCGCAACTACAGATCCAGCAAATGCGGTTACAGGCTGCGGCACTTCAGGCGGCCGAGGGCGGAAAGGTTAAACTCGCTGACATCGAGGCCACCTTTGAAACGAACCGCCAGGCTAACGAAACCAAGAAGTTGATCGCGGAGCTACAGGAACGGCGCAAGACATTCACCGAAGGCTACACCGCCCGGCTGAAGGCGCACGAAATCACGATGAAGGAGCAAAACCTGGCGCGAGGCTTTGACACGTATGGCTAAATTCAAAGCAAAAGACCGCCCGCATATTGATCCTGGCAACCCTACCTGGGTGACGGTCAGGGACTGGGCTGAAGACCACCGGGCGACGATCCGGCGCTTACGAGAAGACCACACCGCCGATCTGCGCAAGCTCGATCAATTGCTTGGTGCTATCGGATCGCTGACCGATTTGCTAAACTTGCCGGAAGAAATTCGGGAAGCAAAGAAGGATCCCGTGCCAGATGAGAACCATTTCGGCATACCAGCGCCCAACGGCGACATTTAACGGAGAACCGCAGTGACCG